CGCCCCATCGCCGACCACCACATCCAACCCCCTCTCATGGCATCGCTACCTGCCCATGCTCATGCAACAGGCACAGGCTCTCTCACTCGATGCAAAGCTCTCCCGCATCATTGATGCCCACACAGATATAGGACCGCTGCGATGACCCCCATGACATCAGACGAGTTCAACATGATCATCTCCACCTTGTTCTCAGCCCATCGCAGCCCTGTCAAAGCGGCGGCCAGTTTCCTTGGCGTCGATCATTCGACGGTCTGGCGGTACACCAATGGCAAGCAGCAGATCCCGCGTCCGGTCCAGTACACCTTGATCGCAGCCAATCTGCTCGGCACAGACTTTTTTGAGCCAACCGACGAATGACCCCGCACCACCACCACCAGCCCCGCGCCTATTACAACGAGCATGACCGCTTCGCTGCTGAATGGCTGCGCCAACTCATCCACCGCGGCGTTCTCCCACAAGGGGACGTCGATGAAAGGGATATCCGTGATGTCACACCAGACGATCTTGCGCCGTATACTCAATGTCATTTCTTCGCAGGGATCGGCACATGGGCATACTCGATCAACCACCGCCCGAACCCTCCCGCCCCCACCACACGCATCTGGTCAGGATCACCCCCATGCCAGCCTTTCAGCGCGGCAGGCGGCCAACAAGGGTTTGCTGACGAGCGGCACCTATGGCCACACTTCCACCACCTCATCCGCGTCTGCCGCCCTGAACGCATCTTTGGTGAGCAGGTTGCAAGCAAAGACGGACTCGCTTGGCTCGACCTTGTACAAGCTGACATGGAAGGAGAGGCTTATGCCTTCGCAGCGGTCGATCTCTGCGCTGCGGGCGCTGGGGCGCCGCACATCCGCCAAAGATTACTATTTACAGCCTACGATACTCGATCTGCCACAAGTGGGATGGCCGACACCGCAGGCACGGGACTTCCGATCGGGCGGGGAGAACCGCATCAACCATCCGGACAGGAGCAAGAACATAAACGACTACGCGCTTCTGTCGGGCTGGGCGACACCACTGGCACAACAAGCGAACGGCACACCGGAGGCTTTTCTGGAGCGCAAGAGACGCAGCGTGAAGAAGACTGGCAGCAGCATGGGCATATGTCTGTCGGATCTGAACATGCAGGCGCAGGCTCTGGCAGGCTGGGGGACACCGACAGCGCACGAACCTCGACTAGGCTACCAGAACAGAAGGAATGGGAAGAAGGGAACTCAGCGATCCATGATGACAGAAGTGACGGATTACTTCGATCCGTTGCGGGGCGACCCGACACTGACGGGATGGCCGACACCTACGAAAACCAATCACGGCATGGGGGAGTCTCCGGAGGCGAAAGCAGCACGGGGAGCCAATCCGGGGGTGGACGCAGCTTGGGCGGCGCAACTGACGGGCTGGCCGACACCGGACGGCCCTGCCCGACTAACGGCTTTTGGCGAGATGCTGACTGGCTCTTCTGCCGAGATGGAAAGTGGCGGCCAACTCAACCCAGCGCATTCGAGATGGTTGATGGGTCTGCCCCAGATCTGGGACGAAGCGGCGATAGCGGCGCACAAACAACTCGCCAAGAGGAAGAAGAAGAAATCCTCCGTGCGTTCGGGCTAGATCCCGCCATCTACCGGATCGAAAGGCCATTCCCGCTCCACACAGCTGCCACAGCAAGAGTGGGACGTCTGCGGGGCTATGGAAACGGGGTTGTTGAGCCTCTGATCAGGCTGTTTATTGACGCAACAATGGAAAGCGAGACCACATAAAATGGGCAAAAGATCCGATTTTGACCGCAATCCACGCGACTTCTACCCAACCCCTTGGGAAGCGGTTGTGCCTTTGTTTCCGCACCTGCCGCTTGAGCTGAAGTTCTGGGAGCCTTGTGCAGGAGATAAAGCACTGGTCGATCACATAGACTCGGTGTTTTTTGGGTCATGCGGGATGGCATCAGACATAGATCCGCAACACCCGGAAGTCACATGCTGTGATGCGCTTGCTATAGACGGGATCTATGCTCCGGGCATGACCCACATCATCACAAACCCACCGTGGAACCGCAAAATACTGCATCCGATGATCGAAAAGTTCTCTGCCTTACGGCCAACATGGCTGCTGTTCGACGCTGACTGGATGCACACAAAGCAGTCAGTCCCGTATCAGGTCTACCTTCGCAAGGTCGTCAGTGTGGGTCGGGTCAAGTGGATACCGGACAGCAAGATGACAGGGAAAGACAACGCAGCCTGGTACTTGTTCGACCGAAATGACCCCGGTCCTACGGAGTTTGTGGGGCCGCAGGTATGATCTTTCCCAAATTGGCATCTGCGTGTAGTATCCGCCCATGACCATCGATATTCGGCGCACAGAAATCGAGCTTGATGCAGAACTGTGCCGCAGATCACTGCGGCACTTCACAAAAGAGGCATGGGACATTCTTGAGCCGGGACGCCCCTTGGTCTGGGGCTGGCCGCTGGATGCCCTCACAGAACACCTTGAGGCAACCCACAGAGGCGACATCAAACGCCTGCTGGTCACAATCCCACCAGGTTCGATGAAATCGCTCTCCACCCGTGTGTTTGCGCCCGTCTGGCGATGGCTGTGGCAGCCCCGCTCACGCTTCATCGGCGCATCGTATTCGCACTCTCTTGCCCTGCGAGACAACCGCCGAGCCAAGATGCTGCTCGAAAGCGACTGGTTTCGAGACAGGTTTCCGAATGTTCAGTTAGACCAGAACCGAGCTGCCAATGAGGATTTTGGCAACAATAAAACCGGATGGATGAAGGCTACGTCTGTCGGCGGTGTCGGCACCGGGGAACGGGGTGACCAGTTCATCATCGATGACCCTCACAACGTCTCCGAGGGTGAATCCGAGGTCAAGCGGCGCACGGCGCTGAACTGGTTCCATGAAACTGTCCCGTCGCGACTGAACGATCTGGAGAAGGACTCCATCGTCATCATCATGCAGCGCATCCATCAGGAAGATGTCGCGCAGGCCGCGATCGAGCTTGGGTATGACCATCTTCTGATCCCGATGCACTATGATCCGGATCGAAAGTATTATCTGTCCACAGGATGGCGTGATCCGCGCACGGTCGAAGGGCAACTGATGTGGGAGGCACGGTTCTCCAGTGACGCTGTAGCGAGGCTGGAGGAGGCTCTTGGGCCCTATGCCGCGGCAGCACAACTGGAGCAGTCTCCTGTGCCGCCTGGACGTAGACGAAGTGACCCTGATCGAGAAACTCCCGCAAAAGTTAGATCTTGTCTGGGCCCGAGGCTGGGACTTGGCTGGCACACAGGGAAAAGGGGCGTTTACGGTTGGGGTTCTGATGGCGTATGATGTCGACACCCGTAATGTGTACATTGTCGATGTGCGCAGAAAAAGACTGAACCCTAATGGTGTGCGGCAGTTGATGCGCACCACCGCAGAACAGGATGCCGAGATGTTTGACGACGCTACCCGTGTTCGCATCATCTATCCGAAAGATCCGGGGCAGGCAGGTAAGGCACAGGCGATCGACATCGGGGATGACCTCACAGGATATGTCACACGGGCAGAAGCGCAGTCAGGCGACAAGGAAACCCGAGCAGAGCCGTTTGCGGCGCACATAGGCGGTGGCAAGGTATTCTGTCTGAACCGTGCATGGACAAAGGCTTATCTGGAGGAACTTCGGTTCTTCCCGAAGGGTAAATACAAGGACCAGGTGGACGCCACGGCTTCCGCATATAATGAATTGCTTCGGATAACGCGCAAAAAGAAGTCTACCCTGCTTATGGTAGATTCTGAGCGCCAGAGGAATCCGGCCAACGTACAGTGGAGATGATCTGATGGTCAAAGGCGCAACTAAAGAGATCGGTGTAGCCAGTGACTATGGCCGCAATTCGGAACTTCGGGCAGAAGAGTTTATTCCTATCCTGCGGGGCCGCCGGGGGATCAAGAAATTCCGTGAAATGCGTGAAAATGATGCTGTCGTTGGCGCAATTCTGTTCGCTATTGAGCAGATGCTGCGGCCGGTCCACTGGGATTGGGAGCCATTTGACTCCTCTCCGGAAGCAAAACGTGCCGCAGATATTGTCACTGAGAGCTTCGAAAACCTGCAAGTGCCGTTTTCGGACTTCATGTCTGATGTTCTCAGCTTCTTCACATATGGTTTTTCACTGTTCGAAGTGGTTTATACCCGCAAAAACTCAGACGGAAATATCCTTGTCCACAAAATGGCACCCCGAGCTCAGTGGACGATCGAGCGGTTGGCTGTGGATGATAATGGTGAGTATGCCGGAGCCTATCAAAGCGCGCTGCAACGCAACACCTTCCTGCCAAAGAACAAGACACTTCTGTTCCGCACGACATCGGTGAACCGCGATCCAGCTGGTCGCAGTGCGCTGCGCAACGCCTACATCAGCTATTATCGTCTGAACCATATTCAGGAAGTTGAAGCGGTCGCCATCGAGCGGGAACTGAACGGCCTGCCAATCGTGCGGATTCCATCCGAATATCTTTCTGCGACGGCAACAGACGCGCAAAAAGCGGTCAAGGACGCCTTGGCGCAAATCGCCAGAGACGTGAAAAAGAATGAGCAAGGGTATGTGATGTTGCCCTCAGACCTCATTGCGGATGAGGAAGGGCGACTGTCGGAGATCCCGATGGTCGATCTGAAGCTGCTATCGTCAAATGGGACGAGGGACATTGACACAAACAAAGTCATCATTCGGTATCAGCAAGACATCGCCCGATCGGTGATGGCAGATTTCATCATGCTCGGAACCAACGATCGCGGCTCTTTTGCCATGTCGAAATCGAAATCGGATCTCTTCCTGAAAGCACTTACCGGATACATGAGCAACGTGGGAGAGACCCTGCGGCGGCAACTGTTCCCGAACCTGCTGATGCTGAACGGTATTGATCCGAAACTGGCACCCATAGGTCGCCACGGGAACATCGCGCCTGTCGATCTGGAAGAACTCGGTCAGTACCTGCAGCGGATTGGTCTTGCTGGTGCGCCAATGTTCCCAGACACTGAACTTGAGAATGAGCTTCGCAGATCTGCGGACCTTCCAATGCGGCAAGGTGATGCGCCTGCCCCGGCGGCGCCTGTCGCACCTGTAGAAGATCCGATTGAAGATGATGACGATGACGACGACGATACGGAATAAACCAACGGAGGGATGAACATGATTGAATTAGGACTTTCGAAGCCAAAAGTGGTGATGTATGCAATTGTACGGGACAAAAATGGGCGGCCAAAAGTGGATGACCCATCGACGCTGCACCCCGAACAAATCAAGATGCTCACACCGCAAGAGTGTGCAGACCTTGGCATAGAGCCCATTCCGACAGGAGATACGCTATGAGCGCGCTGGATATTCTTGATGGAATACAAACCCGCCTGGATGCAAGTTCGTCAGATCCCAAATGGTTGAACGACAGTCTTGCCGAACTCAAAGCCGCGCTGCTTGCGGGGGATACCACAGCCGCTCCTGTACCCGTTGACCCTGCCGGG